GCTCAATCCGAGCAAAAAACAACGCAGGTTCTTCAGCCGCAGAGATAGATATAACCAGTGGCTCCACTTGGCGAATGCGGTCAAATCCGACCTCCGGCACAAACAGCTACGGCTTGGATTTCATCAAAGGTTCGGCAGGTACTGACGTTAAAATGTCTATCAACAGTTCGGGCAACGTGGGCATTGGTACGAGTTCGCCAGCCGCAACCCTTCACTCGGTAGCAGGGTCAGGAACAACAGGATTACTAGTCACAGGCGCTGCGAGTAACAACATCGCCTCTTTCTACACAAGTGGCGGTGGTGCAGCTCTGGCCATCGACTCTAGCGGCTCTGTCGGCATAGGTACTACGTCACCCGAAAAGAAACTGCATATTTTTGACACTAACCAAAGCAATCAAAGTGTTAGATTTGGCAATCCAAGTGCTACGCCTTATGGAGAAATTAATTATAACTCAACGGGTGTTGAGCATTTATATATCAGGTCAAAAGGTACAACAACTGGTTACGGCAATATTGTGTTTGAAACTGGTTCGGCACTTGATGAAGCCATGCGCATCGACTCTAGCGGTAATGTGCTGGTTGGTACTACTGATAGTACGTTGTTTAACAATACTTCTGGCGGCGGTTTTTCTGTTAGCCCAAGCGGTTTGACACAAATAGCCAAACAAGGCGGTGACTCTGCCGACCCAGTGTTAATGCTTAATCAAACAGGCCATGACGGAGAAATACTTAGGTTCTACAAAGACGGCTCAACCGTTGGTAGTATTGGTACTTCAAGTGGAAGCATGTACATTGAGGGCAATCCAGCTACAGGTAAGTCGGGTATTACATTTTATGGTTCATCAATAGAGCCTAGAGATGCTGGAGCAGCTTCAAATGGTGCTATTGATTTAGGTGCTACTGGCTCTCGCTTCAAAGACCTCTACCTCTCAGGTACTGCCAATGTTGGTGGGATATCGCTAACCCCCTCCACAGGGACAGTAGCAAATATAAACATCCCAACCACTGGGGATTCTCTAACCTTGACCTATCAAGGAACTGAGAGGGTTAAGTTAGACGATAACGGTCTAAAAGTGTATGTGCACGAAATGTCAACAAGCTCAATTGTTGGTTACGGGTCGGTATTATTGTCAAGCAACGATAATACAGGGATGGGTCAAGTTAGCGCTGACACGCAGGGTGCTGGCCTTGAGTATTCAGCCTATAGTTCAAAACTATGGTGCTGGAACGGCACTTTTGCTGGCGCTCTGGAATACGGCACTCTCAGCGCATATTCTGATGAACGCCTCAAATCGGACATTCAGCCGATCACTTCGGCATTAGACACTGTTACGCAGATTCAAGGTATCACTTACACAAAAGACGGAAACCCTACGGCTGGTGTGACCGCGCAACAGCTTGAAACTGTGCTGCCTAATCTAGTGAAGACCAATGACCCCGATGGCGATTGTCACAAGTGCCCCAAAGATGCCGATGGTAATGAAATTCACGATTACAAAACCGTTGAATATGTCCCATTGATCGCCTATTTAATTGAAGCAGTAAAAGAATTATCAACTCAAAACGCAGCTCTTGAAGCTCGCATAACAACACTAGAGGTATAACATGACAGTAACTTACACAATCCCAACACTAGAGCGCAGCACTACAGACGATGGTGTTATCACAGCCCATTGGAGGGCGAGTGACTCAGAAGAAGTGGGCGAAGTAACACACACAGGTAGCTCTTATGGTACTTGTAGTTTTACACCAGACCCCACAGCAGCAGGTTACATAGCCTATGCTGAAATCACCGAAGCAGATGCTATTGGTTGGGTAAAGGACTCAATGGGCGCAGAAGCAATCACTGCACTAGAAGAAAGTATTGCAGCCCAAATCACAGAATCAAAGACTCCAGCTACTGTTGCTGGCGTACCTTGGTAAATCAAACTAACTTTAAAGAAGGAACAAACTATCATGGCCAAGAAACAAACAACGCCTGTAGTAATTAATGATGTTGAGTACACATACGAAGAGATGACTGAGAAGCAACAGGTTATTGTTAATCATTGCGCAGACCTAGATCGAAAGATTAAGTCAACTCAGTTTAACCTAGACCAACTTATGGTTGGTAAAGATGCCTTTGTACAGATTCTCACAGAAGAATTAGAAGCAATAGTACCAGCGGAAGAAGCTGCCTAGTGTGGTCTAGTGGAGGTTGTGAATATGCTAGGTGAGTTGATGGCTGCAAATGCGGCCTTTTCTATCATCAAGAAAACTCTCTGTAATGGCAAAGAGTTGCTTGATGCTGGAGCCGCTGTCACCGACTACTTCGGAGCTTCCAGTGCCATTAACAAGGAGGTTGCGTCTAAGGGTAAGACTAACGCACTGGAAGCTTACCAAGCTCAACAGCAGTTAATGCGTCAGGAAGAAGAGCTAAAGCAAATGCTCAACAAACAATCCATGATGGGCTACCACGACTTCTTACAGTTTAAGGCTCAGTTTGCCCGTGACCAGAAAGAAGCAGCGAAGGCTCAGGCACGTAAGAAGTATCAACGTGCAGCGGCAATAGAAGAAGCATTAACTCTGGGCATAAAAGTTATGGCTGGCTTATTGGTAACAATGGCGGCACTTTTTGGTGCAGCTATCTATCTGAGATGATTATGATGGAACAGAGGTTCGACAGGCTGGAAGCTAAGCTAGATAAGTTAGCAGATGCTATGGTTAAACTAGTGGAGATTGACACAAAGATTGACGGTCTCCTTAAACACAATAACACACAGGATAGCAGGCTCAATAAACATTCAGAGACTATTGATAATCACGCTGTTAAACTGGCCACAGTATCTAAAGCGGCTGGAGGCAACGAGTGGTTCATTCGTATTCTCATAGCTGCTTTGGTTACTGGTCTAGCGTTTATGCTGAGGAGTTAATATGTTTGGTCTACCTTTAGAAGTTATAACAATGTTAGCTAGCACTATCGGCGGTGCAGTGTTTAAACTGATGGGACAAGCACAACAGGATAGAGCAGAACAGTTACAAGCTGCTCTGACTCGTCATGATAAAACAGAAGATAGTATTAATAATGCTAGGAGCTTTCAGAATAAGAATGCTTCTTGGATTAGACGTTTTCTCGTTATTTCTTTCATGGCTATGGCAGGATTCATTCTACTCGCTCCTATTTTAGGACAACATACTACTGTTCCTATAGAGATTACATCAGGATTTAAGTTCTTATTCTTTGACTTCACTAATACTGTTACAGAGTATATAACACTAGAGGGCATCGTTGTTCCTGAGTGGTTATCTCATGCAATCATGGCAGTTGTCGGAATGTACTTCGGTCAGTCAATGGTCAGTAGAAAATAACTGTTGACTTTTCATTTTAAATATGGTATAATATATGAATTACTTAGATGCAATCAACTCAGTTCTTAAACGCTTACGCGAAAGGGAAGTAGATACGCCTACCGAGAACGAGTACTCTACTCTTATAGGTATCCTAATAAATGATTCTCTTCAAGAAATAGAACAAGCATGGGATTGGTCAGCATTAAGAACATCTCTTACTGTTACCACTTCTGCTGATGTCTTTAACTATGAATTGAATGGTACTCAGAACAATGTTAAAGTGTTGGATGCTGTTAACGCTACTTCAAACTCTTGGGTTGGTTATGAAACAGCTCATTGGTTTAACCAGCAATATTTAACTGACACTCCTGCTACAGGTGCCCCCTCTCGTTATTCTTTTAATGGTGTTTCGTCAGACGGAGATACTTTAGTAGACTTACATCCAGTTCCCGATGGTGTTTACACATTACGATTTAACGTAGTGCAAAGGTCAGGCGAGTTAACAGAACCAACAGATAGGATTTCTGTTCCTTCCACTGCCGTTGTCTTGTTAGCCTACGCTAAGGCTGTTGAGGAACGTGGTGAGGATAATGGACAGACAGGTAACAGTGCTTATATAGCAGCTAACAAGGCTATGTCTAATGCGATAGCTTTAGATGCTAACAAACACCCCGAAGAGTTAGATTGGTATAGTGCATGAAACAATTATTAAGTTCTTCCATAGCAGCCCCAGGATTTTTTGGATTAAACACCCAAGAAAGTAGTATAACTCTTTCAAGTGGTTATGCTTTACAGGCAGATAACTGTGTTATTGATAACTTTGGTCGTCTTGGTTCTCGTAAAGGTCATGTTTATAAAACATCATCGGGTGGTACGGGAACAAACCTCCGAGGTATTCATGACTTCATAGATGCTTCGGGCCATGTTGATTATATCTCATGGGGTGGTACAGATATCTACAAAGGTCTGGAAACCCTAACAGCTTTAACTACAGGTATTACTATTACAGGTGATGATTGGCAAGCAGCAAGTCTAGGAGATTCAACTTACCTAGCTCAAGCTGGTCATCCAATGCTTAAAGTAAATAACTCCTTAGTTGTTTCTACCCATAGCACAGCACAATATAGTTTTGTTACATCTGCGTATGGTCGCTTATGGGCTGGTAATGAAGCAGCCGATAGACACACCTTACATTGTTCTAACTTATTAGATGGCGATTTCAATGGAGGATCTTCATTCGATCTAGACCTACGAAAAGTATGGACTAAAGGTGGTGACGAGTTAGTAAGTGTTGCTGGCTTTAACGGCCTTGTCTTTGTGTTCTGTAAGAAGAGTATAGTCATTCTAGGAGATACTAATAATACAGACTTGACTATTACACCTACTACTCTACGAGTGGTGGAAGTACTGGACAATGTAGGTTGTGTGTCTAGAAGCTCCATACAGGCCGTAGGAGACGATTTGTTCTTCTTATCGGATACTGGCTTGCGTTCACTCAATCGTGTCATACAAGAGAAATCTAACCCTATTACAGACCTATCAGCTAATGTTCGTGATGAACTAACAGAGATGATAGCATCGTCTTCTTCTAACCATATCAATACAATCTATTCTCCAGTAGATGCTTTCTATCTATTAGTATTTCCTGCTGCCGAGTTGGTGTATTGTTTTGATACTAGAGGACGCTTAGAGAATGGAGGCTTACGGGTAACTAAATGGCCTAACAGTTCCATCTTATGTGGTACTGCTACAGACACAGCTCTCTACTTTGGTATGGCTGATGGTATCTCCCAGTATCAGAATTATCAAGATGATGGTGCTTCTTATTTCATGGCCTATCACACTAACTACTTTGACTTTGATCAGCCTACAGTAACTAAAATACTAAAGACTGTTGGAGTAACTTTAATAGGTGGTAGTGGACAGACGTTTGTAGTTAAAGTAGGTACTGATTATACAGATCAACCTCGATCCTATATTCGATCTGTTAAGCAAAGTAGTACCTCTGAGTATGCAAATCCAGATGCAGATGTCTATTATGAATATGGGCCAGCAGTAGGAGGGGATACTTACGATAGTGGAGATCCTTCTATAACAACCACAGTTGCAGGAACGGCTGAGTATACTGGTGGTGGTTCTACAGATCGTATCAAGGTAGCTATAGGAGGTCAAGGCAGTGTTCTTCAATTAGGCTTTGAGGCATACATTTCAGGTGATCAATTATCAATTCAAAAGTTTGACGTATATGTTAAACAAGGTAGGACTAACTAATGAGTAACTATATTAAGTCAACAAACTTTGCTGTTAAAGACGGCCTAGCAGTAGGCCAAGCAGCTAAACGTGTACGTGGTACAGAGATTGATGACGAGTTTAACGCTATCGCCACAGCTAGTGCAACCAAAGCAAATGCTAATAATGCAGCTTTAACAGGAAACCCTACAGCACCTACACAATCTGCTGGTAATAACTCTACAAGGTTAGCTACTACAGCATTCACGGCTGCTGCAATCACTGCTGCTGTACCTACTCAATCTACAATCAATGGGTATTCATACCCTGTAGGTTCTGTATATACATCGGTAGTAGCTACAAACCCAGCTACCTTGTTAGGTGTAGGTACTTGGGAATCTTTCGGAGCTGGTAAAGTACTGGTAGGTGTAGATACTTCTGCTACTCCTGATATTGATTTTGATACTGTTGAAGAAACGGGCGGCTCTAAGACTCATACTCTTACAGAAGCTGAAATGCCTGAACACGATCATACTAACAACCTTCGTGTAGAAGCTAACTCTGCTACTATGGTAGATACATCTAAGTTTTATAATGCTGCTTCTGGTAATGTGCTTGATCATATTACATCAAACTATACTAGCTCAACCTACACAGGTGACGCGGGTAGCAGTGACGCACATAATAACTTACAACCGTACATAACTGTATACTTCTGGAAGAGGACTCTATAATGTGGAATTTACTCCCATCTTTGTTAGGAGCAGTTGGTTCCTATCAAGCACAAAAGAAGCTAGGTCAGGCAGGAGACAAGATGTTCTCTGCTGGCGATCAGGCATGGGATCGTGGTCAGTATAAGCCTTATGGTGTAACTACTGGTGCTGGTGCAGCCTCCTTTGAGGACGGGCAAGCTAAGTTTGATCTAGATCCTCGTTATCGACAACAACAAGATCAGATGTTTGGTCTAGGTAGCTCTGCTCTGCAAGCTGCTGGTGGTGATTATGATCAACTAGCTGGACAAATGTATGATCGTCAACGTGCTTTAGGTACTGCCAATCGTGCAGCCGAAGCTCAAGCGTTAGGCGAGAGTATGTTTGGTTCTGGTAC